CGAGGACCGAAACCGACAGGGTGCCCGTGGTCTCGGCAATCGTCACCGAGAGCGTCCCCAGGACTTCAGACGAGATGGAGATGGGCATCGGGGATTAGTCGGTGACTTGGTCGATGACGTTCAGACGCATCGTCTCCGAGTAGAAGATGGTCGTCGAGTAGGCGAACTTGATGTCCCAGCGGGCGTTGCCGAGCGTCCACTTGGTCGTGTCGGGGACGGAGGCCACGAAGGACAGGCCGTCGCCGGCTACGGTGATCGTGCAGGGGTAGGTGTTGTCGTCCGAGTCGATGATGCTCGAGGTGACCGTGGTCGTCAGCAGATTGGCAGGGCCACCCGCCGCAGGGGTGTAGGTCACGGTGCCCGCAAAGGTCGTGCCGCGCTTGAAGGTGACGGTGGTCGAGCAGGTCATGGCGTCTTAATGTTGGCGGGATTGGAAGGGGGGCGGGGTTAGACTAGGATTTCAACCGTGCGGGACAGGCCGCCGCTGTTGAAGTTCTTCGTGTAGCCCGTCCAGGTGCCGGACCAGTCCTCGTTCTCGGCGGAGTTTTCTGGCCAGTCTGCGTCGGGGGCGGGGTCGCCCGCTTCGTAGTCCAGCTCTCCGAAGAAGTGGACGTTGTTCGGCATGTACAGGGAACCGATGAGGTGCTGCGTGACCAGCCACCCTGTCGTATCGTCCCACAGGATGCTCGCGATCTTGATGCGTTGGCAGTTGAAGCGACGGATGGCGCCATGCTGGGAGACGATAAGGCCACCATAGACGACTACGTCACCGGGCTGGATGATTTCCACGGACTGCTTTTCGCGGATGATGTAATATTCGCGGAGGTCGCCGTGCTGTCCCGAGCTGTTCCAAGGGGTGGAGAACTCCTCGGCCTCTGAGCCGTCAGCCATGACCGCAAGGAAAGGCATAATGACCTGTCCAAGGTCGCCGACGTTTCCTTCGTTGCGGATAAGGTAGACACCCCAAGAGTCTGACCCCGTGGGAGGGTCTTCTTCGGTCTCTCCTGGAGTTGATTTCTGGATCAGGACATTCCCGCCCTCTGAGCAATATGGGCTATTGGCGTCTCCTCCTTCTGTAAGTTTGCCCGTTGGATAGACCGCAAAGCCCTTCACGTCATATTCGTAGGTCTTGGTCGTAGGCATGGCGGTCAAAGCCTGAGCGACGACGCGGCCCTTGGCGACTTGCACCTTGTCGCCCCACATCTCGACCTTGAACTGCTCGGGGCCGTAGGTCGTCTGGGAGGGGAAGAGGATTTCCAGCGACGACCCGTCCGCCGTGTCGATGACGTTATAGCCGACGCCGGGTTGGACGTTGCCCATTGGTTAGACGAAGAGCGGATAGACCGCCCGAGGATAGCCTTCCTTGTTGATGCGGATTTGATAGGAACACTTGTAGACGTGCCCATACTCCTCGAAGTTGACGCCCGCGAGAAGGACTTGACCGCCAAAGGCGCCCTCGAAATCCGTGCCCACGAAGTCGGGGATGAGTTTGGGGCCGGTGTCCCATCCTTGCACCAGGGAACTGTGCCCCACGTTGTCCATGAAGCGCTGGACGATTGCGGATTCGGTCGTGTAGATGATGCCCGACAATCCCGTGGTCGGGGCGAGGTAGTTCGTTTTGCCGTAGTATGCGCGATAGGTGGCGTTCGGGTCCTTGAAGCCCGTGAACTCAAAAGTCGTGCCGCCCTTCTCGGGCTTCTTGAAGTGCGCGCCGTTGAGGCCGACGAACTCGCCGTTGACGAGCGTAGAGGCTGGATAGACAGGGGCGGAGGCCGTGCCCGTGCCGTAGCCGGCGATGCGGAAGTCCTCGGGATCACCGCCAGACGGAACGGTGTTGTCGAAGAAGTTCGGATGGCTTTGAATTTTCTCCGTGCTTAGGCTGACGGCGCCGCTGATGTTGGCGACCGTAGTCGTTGCGGTTGTCCATGCCCCGGTCGAAGCGTTTTCGGTGCAGATGCCGACATACTCGACCTTATACTTGATGAGGGACGCGGCATCGTATTCACGCTGGATTTTCCAAGCCTTCATGAAGCTGAAGACCGGGTGGTCTGAGCCTTTCTTGGGAGGGTTTCCAGCGGAGTCGCCGGTCCACATCACCGTTGAAGTCAGCAGTCCGTAGCCGTCATTTGAGACGGTGGCTCCTGGTTGATACTTGGCGGTCGTTAGGGCGTCGCCTGTCTTGATTAGTGCCATGATGGATTAGCGGGACATTCCCGGGGAGTAGAGGGGGTATTTGCGCCCGAGGGGTTTGGTCGGGTCTTTGTCGATGCCTTCGTTGACCAGTAGGCCCAGCTTGGCGTCCATGCTTGCGAGCGTGGCGTTGGCTTCTTGGGCGAGGAGGATTTGGGCGGAGGCACCGACGCCGATCACGCCAGCGCCGAGGGCTGCGTCTGCCTTAATCTCGGCGGCCTTTGGGGCAGCCGCTTCGGCAAGTTTTTTACCATCGCCATTGGGATTAACAATCCGAGCAATGGCATCTTGAACGTCCTTGTCTTTGGACATGGCGGAAGCGGAGTTGGCGTCCAGTCCGTACTTCAAACGAAAGCCCCGAAAGCCCCCGATTTCATCAGCGACCCTATCCCTCATTCCTTCTTGTTTTAGGAACTCCTCGGCTTCTCCTTCCTTGGCCTTTTTAGCCATTTCTCGGTCCTTGGCGTCTTCTTCTCTTGTCCTGCGTCTTTGTGCAAGGGTGATGGTCGTCTGGTCCAGATACTTCGATTCGCCTTTGACCGCAAAGTCATAAGCGTCTTTTGCGTCCTGCTTGGCCTTTGCGATGGCGGCGCTGATGAAGGAAATTGCCGATTGCACCAAAATCATCGGGGCGATGAAGCCCAGGGCGATGTCCTTAAAAGAATTGCTGAACTTCTTGCCGATGTCGTTGAGTTGATTTTGAAAGCCAGACGTGGCGGCCTTGGCCTTGTCCATCGCCTGCGGGACGTCGGAGGTCGTCTTGATGTTTACTTCGAGGGATTGGGCCATGTTAGTCGGTCTTCTCCTTTGCGGGATTGGAAGCGGACGCGGCTTGCTCGGAGGCCATGAAGGCTTCCTCCTCGGGGGTCATGATCGCCACCTCGGCACCCTTGCGGATGGCTAGGGCGGAGTTCAGCCAGATGGCTTGGCATTCCGGCATCTCCCATGCCCGCTTCTCCTCGATGCCCGAGGCGATGAGGTTGGCGACGATGGCGAGGGGCCAAGGGACGCCCTTGTTGCCTCCGCTCTTCTTGCCGTCCTGCTCCCAGAACTTGGGCCAGTCTTGGACGAGGACGTAGCCGGCGAAGGCGTTTAGCAATTTCTCGAACTTGGCTGGGTTGCGGTTGAGATGAAGTATCCGCAGCTTGTCCCTCCAGCCAATAGCCCCTAGCGGTTCTTCAGCGCATACCTGACAGGCGAAGATGAGGTCCGAAGGGGTGACATCCCCTCCCATGATCAGCGGGGACTTGAAGGCCATAAGCCTTACGCGGTACTTGAGGCACCACGGATAAAGCGAACGAGACAGCAACTTGAAGGGAGCCGGGTCGATGAAGGCAGAGAGGAAGCGGTCGTCCATTCCTGGACTATGCCCCTGTCGTCCGCTGGGTCAATTAGGGCGTGACGTCAACGCCTTCGTAGCAAACCGCCGTGACCGAGACCGAGGCAAAGTCCTTGTTGGTGCCCTTCTCGGAAATAGCCGTGACAGTACCTTCGTAAGACACCGAAGCCGTGCCACCAGAATAGGCTGAAGCGGTGTTAATGGTGAAACTAAAAACTGCCCCAAGGAGAGGCATGGTCGAAGCCTTGCAGATGCCGTCGACGGTGATTTCCGTCTTACGGTCGTTGTAGCGGGCGGTCTTGGTCAAGCCCGTCTCGTCAGCCACCGTGTTCGACAGGTTGAAGGTCGAGTTGACCGTGAAGGACTGCACGAAGAGGTTCGAGACGGTGCCATTGATGCCGAAGAGGCAGGTGGTTCCAGTAGAGACGGCGGCCATTTGTCTTTGCCCTGTTTGGAATAACTATCAGGGGGCGAGGCAGACCATCACCGAGAAGGAGAAGGCGGTCGCCCAGGAGCGTTCGTCCACCCCTTCGTCCTCGGAGCCGATGGTGACGTCGTAGCAGGACGCGTCTGCCCCAGCCGTGAAGGCGGCTTGGATGCTTGCAAGGTCACGCATATTGCCGACCAAGGCGGCGCAACGGAGGCGGTGATCGGCGAGGGTCGTGTCGTCGGCGTTGGAGAAAAGGGTGATGCGGACCGAGCAGTCGTAGTTGCCAGCACCTTCGGGGAGGCTACCGGGCGGGCGGGCGGAGTCGCAGAGGACAACGGCCTTCGGGAGGGTCTGGGTCGCGGCGGAGTCACCCGTCAGGAAAGAGACGGTGGTGAGGCCCGTCTGCGTGGACAGGTAGGTGGCGAGCGTGGACTCGACGATGTGGCGGATGGATTTGGTGCCCATAAAGGTTAGGTGCGATTGAACTTGTTGATGTCGGTATCGACGAGGTTGCGGATTTTAGCGGGC